CGTGGGATATGTCCGCGACCCCAATGTGGCTCCGCTCCAAGGCTATCGTGCTATCGCTCGAATCCGATCCGAGGAAAGCGCATCCGCCGATGTATTGGCGGCCGAGGTGGAGCGCGTGCGATCCATCTTCGAGCGCGCGCAAAATGTAGCGAAGGCGTTGGATCTCGAAGACGAACTCCAAGCCGCGCTCGACGCGACCATGGTGCTGCTTGGCCGGCTGCAAACAATGGCGCAGAAGGAACCACCACCGCGCAATGCAGCAGTCCCGCCCGCCGCCGCGTGATGCAACGATGCCCCGCCTGAGCACCATCGCGATCGACGCATCCCGCGCCGTCACGCCAGCGGCATGGTCCGCCGACTGGGTACAGCAGCGGCTCGTCGAGGCCTACACTGTCGAGCGCCGGTTGCCGCACGCGCGCCGCCGTTTGTTGATTGCCAGCGCGTGGCCACCGATGGCGACCGAATTTTCCGACATCGTTGGCCGTGCGGACGACGATCGAAAGGAAAGATTTCATGCTTGGGAAAATGCGCGGCTTGGATGTTCCTCCATCGATATCAGCAGGATGGAACAGGCGCACGACTGGCTCGCCATTTTGGCCCCATATCCCGAGGAACGGCTGTGCCTCAGCCATTTGGCTGCGGCTGCTGCCTACCAGCGATCTCTGTCCAGGCTGCTAAAGCTGCGCCGGTGGTCCCGGTCCACGTTCTACCGTCGGGCCATAGCAGGAGCCCACGTCATTGCCATGGAACTCACCCGCCAAAGCGTACCGGTGGTGTAGTGGCGACAGATTATTACCAAATATTGATTTATCGTGAAACTATGGTACAGAAAAAACAGCCTCTGGCTGGTTCAATGGGCTGGAGCGCCTACTCCACCCCTACCCCACAATAACGCACCAGCGGCCTTTCCTGGCCGAATGCGGGCCTATCCAGCCATGACCAAGGTTGTTCGCAGCATCACCCCGGTGATCCGGGCCGTGGACACCAGAACCACCAAGCTACCACCCAAGCAGATCGATCCGATCTACAATAGCCCGCAGTACATAGCTTGGCGTGCCGAGATCACGAGCCGAGCAGGCCGTAGGTGTGAGGCACGGGACGAACATGGGCGTAGGTGCACCAAGGCGTGGCCCGAGCATCGTGTGTACGCTGACCACATAGTAGAGTTGAAGGATGGTGGTCAACCATTTGATATTAATAATGGAATGGTCCTTTGTGCATCGCATCACGAGCGCAAGACCTTCCGTGTACGTGTTCAACGGTTGAAACGATGAGGGGGGGGGTGGATGCGAATTCAAAAACCATCCCGAGGTATAACCGCCTGCCCCCGCATTCCCACAATTTTTCTAGCAATTTGCTAAATCTGTAGAATTTTCTTCCAACAACCGCAGGAGCAGAAAATTCCAAGTGGTGGATACCGTGCACAAGGCGGACGGCCCCGGCTCAAGGCCAAGGCGCCGAACCCGGTGCCGAAGGACATTGTGGCGGACGCCAAGGCGGCCAAGATGCAGCCGCTGGAATACATGCTGTTGGTGCTGAACGACCCAACCGCCGACGAGGTCCGGCGGGACCGGATGGCGATGGCAGCGGCCCCGTATTGCCATCCGCGGGTGGCGGACAGCACCAGGGGCAAGAAGGATCTGCAGGCCGAGGCTGCGGAGACCGCGGGCGCCGGCACGGCGTGGTCTGGCGACCTGGAGTTTGAGGGCCGGGCTAACTGATGCTGACGCGGTCGTGGGACACGGCGGTGGTCGACTGGGAAGAAAGGTTACTTGCCGGCCGCTCGCTGGTACCCGAGCTGCCGCTGTTTCCGGCCGAGGCGGCGAAGGCCCTACGGGTGTTCAAGCGGCTGCGGCTGCCGGACGTGATCGGTACGCCAACGATGGGCGAGGTTTGCGGGCCGTGGTTTTTCCCGATCGTCGCGGCATTGTTTGGTTCCTACGATCCCGCAACCAATACGCGGCACATCAGCGAGGTGTTCCAGCTCATTCCGAAGGGGAACAGCAAGAGTTCGAACGGGGGTGCGGTGATGGTTACCGCCCTGATCTGCAATAGGCGCCCCGAGGCCGAGTATCTGTTCATCGCGCCGACGATCGAGGTGGCGACGATCGCCTACCGGCAAGCGAAGGGCACGATCAAGCTCGATCCCGAGCTCACGAAGCTGTTCCAGGTTCAGGACAACCTCAAGAAGATCACGCACAGGGTTTCGGGCGCGACGCTGCAGATCAAGGCGGCCGACACCGACGTTATCACTGGCAGCAAGGCCGTGGGGACGATGATCGACGAGACGCATGTGTTTGCCAAGAAGGCGAACGCGGCCGACATCTTCATCGAGTTGCGCGGCGCGCTGACCAAAAGGCCGGACGGGTTTCTGTTTCAGACGACGACGCAGAGCAAGCAGTCGCCGAGTGGCGTGTTTGCGTCCGAGCTGGCGATGGCGCGCGCGGTGCGCGACGGACATACGCGCATGCCGCTGCTGCCGGTGCTGTACGAGCTGCCGGATCGGCTCGCGCGCGACAATGGGTGGAAAGAGCGGCGCTATTGGCCGCTGGTCAATCCCAATCTTGGGCGCTCGACCAACGAGGACTTTCTGGCGCGCGAGGTGATGCGGGCCGAGGCGGACGGGCCGGGTGCGGTGGCGCTGATCGCGAGCCAGCACTTCAACGTGCAGATCGGGCTGAGCTTGCGCGAGAACGGCTGGCCTGGCGCCGAGTATTGGGAAGCGGCCGAGGACGCGGCGCTGACGCTCGATGAGATTCTGATTAGGTCCGAGGTCATTGTGGTCGGCATCGACGGCGGCGGGCTCGACGATCTCTTTGGCCTGGCCGTGGTCGGGCGCTGTCGTGAGACGCTTGATTGGCTCGTCTGGACGCATGCGTGGTGTCATCGCAGCGTGCTCGATCGGCGCAAGTCGATCGCATCGCGGCTCGAGCAGGCGCAAGCGGCGGGCGAGCTCACCATCGTCGAGCATGCGGCGCAGGACATCGAGGAGATTGTCGAGTTGATCGCCGATATCCGCGACAAGAAGCTGCTGGCGTGCGTGGCAGTAGACCCGGCGGGCCTGGGCGAGTTCATCGAGGCGTTGCGCGCGATCAAGATCACGCAGGAGGGCGAGCAAGTCGTCGGCGCGCCGCAAGGCTATCAGCTTATGAATGCGATCAAGACGGCCGAGCGCAAGGTCGAGAACGGCACGCTCAAGCACGCGCCAAACGCGCTGATGGACTGGTGCGTGGGCAATGTGAAGATCGAGCCGACGGCGACGGCGATCCGGGCGACCAAGCAGAGCGCGGGCGACGCCAAGATCGACCCGTGGATGGCGCTGATGGATGCGGTCACCGTGATGGTGCGCGATCCGAAGCCGCAGAATACGCCCGAGTATAAGTTGTTCTTTGCGTGAGTGAGTTCAACCAGGCAACCAAAGGAGCAAATTGCCATGGCACAGCAGGAAGGTGGACAAGGACAAGGCGGCCAGCACGGTCAATATCAGGGCAAGAACATCCGCAACATGCGTGACGCGCAAAAGGGTGATCAGGGGTTTGCTGACGGTCAGGACCAGGTTGTTGTCACGCTCGAGGACGGCACCGAAAAGGTCGTCAAGCGCAGCGAAGTCCAAGAGCGGCGCTAAAGCCGCTTCCTGCGGGAGGTCTGGGGGCTTACGCCCCCAGTGCCCGTTCCCTGGCCTTGGAGCCGTCCCAGTGGCCCCGGTCGATGGCCTGCTGCTCGAACTCGTTCTTGGCTACCGGAAGGCTCCAGCCGTTGAATGCTGCGCAGTGTGCGTCGAGGTAGGCGCCGGTCTGCTTGATGGGGTCTTGCTTGGTCATGCCTGTCTTCCTTCGTTCCAATACTTGTAATGTACTTTGATTTATCAAGTAGTCAATGTGTTCGCAGTAGTATTTGTGCTCTATTATTTGGACAACGTAGAACAGGCAAGTAAAGCAATGATAGACCACGACGAGGTGATAGCGACGGGCCTCGCCGCGCTCATCGCCGCCGTGGCAATCGTGTTCGCCGTCGTGATGTTCCGGTACTGAAAAGGTCAACCGTCATGCTCAACCGAGCGTACAGCCTGCTTGCCATCAAGCAGGTCGATGAGGATGCGCGCGTCATTACTGGCATGGCGACGACGCCGACGCCGGATCGGCTCGGTGATGTGGTCGAGCCGGACGGCGCGCAGTTCAAGCTGCCCTTGCCACTGTTGTTTCATCACGACTCGCGGCAGCCGATCGGTCACGTCACCAAGGCCACGGTCACCAAGGACGGAATCGAGATCGTCGCCAAGATGGTCAGCATCGCCGAGCCGGGACAGCTCAAGGATAGGCTCGACGAGGCCTGGCAGTCGATCAAAGCCGGGCTGGTGCAGGGCCTCTCGATCGGCTTCAAGTCGCTCGAGCATTCCTATCTCGAAGACGGCAATGGTATCCGTTTCATCAAATGGCTTTGGCTTGAGCTCTCGGCCGTGACCATCCCGGCTAATGCGCAAACCACCATTGCCACCGTCAAGTCGATCGACGTCGCGCAGCGGGCCGCGCCTGGCCGCATGCAACGCGCTGTCGTGCATCTCAACCCACCCGGCGCCTCGGGACGAACATCAGCCCAGGAGGGCGCCATGAAGACCATTGCAGAACAAATAACCGCGCTGGAAGCGAAGCGGATGGCGAGTGCCACCCGCATGGAAGCCGTGATGCAGAAGACGCTCGACGAGGACCGCACCTCGGACGCGGCGGAGTCGGAGGAGTTCGACCGGCTCGAAGGCGAGGTCGCGGCCATCGACAAGGATCTGGTCCGCTTGCGCCAGGTCGAGAAAGCCAAGGCGTTCGCGGCTCGGCCGGTGACCAAAGCCAACAACGCGCAGGAAGGCTCCGACGCGCGCGGCTCCTCGATCATCGTCAAGCCGCAGCCGAAGCTGGAGCCTGGACAGTTGTTTGCCCAGAAGGTCAAATGCCTGGCTCTGTCGCAGAAGGTGTTTCGCCCC